ACTGCAGACACCTTGGGGTTCGCTAGTCTTTCCCACTAGCGGGCAGACTCGGGACTTTCACCCTATAGAGAATGCTCATGCCGAGCACACCAAAAAAGGCTGCCACTTGGACAGCCTTTCGAGAATTTGTGGTGGCGGCGGGATTCGAACGACCCAAATAAATCAAAAGGTTATATCCTACTCAGATCAAATTGATACATTTGTTGGTACATTTGACGTTTTCGATCTGGAAGACAGCCCACTAATTAATATATTAGCGGAAAGGTTCTGGATTGTCTTTTAAACCTCTGGGTTGTCCATTATCGGAGTTGGATGGCACATCTTTCAATGATTCGTCTATCGCTGACTGCGCGCTCTGCACATTCTGCAAGAGTTTTTGAAGAGAGCTCAAGTGCGCGTCTAAATCGATCACACTCTCCAAGCTCCCTCTGTAGGCGTCGCTGAATCTGGGCGTCTCGCTCGCGCACCCGGAGAGCAGAATCGTTAAGGACACCAATAGACTTTTCCAACTGCGCAATTTCTTTATCCTTTCTATGTAACGTTTCAATCTGCTGAGCCAGTAGCCGCTCCCGCTCCTGCGTCCACCTCAGCTCCGTCTCCTGCTGGCCGAAGTGATACCCGAGTACTGAGGAAAACATGACGGCGGCAATAATCAAAATCAGTCGGATCATTTTCTGAAAAATAGTTCTAGTTCTGCGTCCGGCGCAAACCACATTCATTCTTTTAAAAATATTTTCTTTTCTTCCGCTCTTCGATTTACCAGCCCTGGGAGAACCTGCCCAGCGCTTTTCCTCCATTTTGGAAATTCTTCAGCAGCACCTTCATAATCTCCCGCGTTTAGTTTTCTTAGTAATGTTGATCTTCTGACGGCAGGCGTCAAACCAAGGTTAAACAACCAACTCATCAAGGCAATAAACTGATTCTCCGTAACTGGAACTTTGACAATGGCTGCTAACTCCTCCTGCGTTTGAACCAGGTCTTTAGTTAGAAGGTCGTATGCTTCATTGCGCGTAATGTGCTCGCCTGCGTGCACGTCTTTCGTGTGGCCAAAACCAATGGTCCACACCCCAGCAGGACAGCGATAAGATTCAAGGGCCGGACCACCTTTAGGGCCCTGTTCAAACTCAGATATGAACTGAGTTGCCAGTTCTGGCGGATACAACAATATATCTTGCTTTCTCATTTAGGCTCCTTCTTAATCCCGTGCAGTCTCTGCACCTCTGATTTCAAGGTCTCCAGGTCTTGCTGGATTTTCGTAAGCTGTTTGATAGATTCGGTGTTTGATGTCGCTCGGCGGTTTAGCTCGTTGATCTGGAGGCGCTGGAGGGCTGTTTCATTCTCCAGACTGTTGATCCTGTCTTGTTGTGACACGATCGTGTACTGATTCAACTGAGAGTTTGTAAGCCACCCTGCCATATAAAAAGCAAAGAAAAGAATGAGCTTAATCAGCCCTGCGATAACTGAGCGCATACTAATTGCCATGGTTCGCTCCATTGTGTACGGTAAGTTTTAATTTGCCTGTGACGACACCATAAAGAGTGTTCATGATCTTCAGGCCGAAGTAAGAAGACACTCCGCTACAGGCCCCGATCCACTCCCAACTGAGTTTCGAGGTGCGGAGGATCAGATAAACAATGAAGCCAGCCGCGCACGAGGTAATAAACTCAATAAACCAGCGCGGAAAATTCCAGCCCCGTTCTCCTCTCACGTACGGCATAGCCGAGCCCGAGGCGGCGCAGATAAGAATAAGCGCGAACACTATAAGGTTCACCGTGCTGGCAAACTCGCTGAGGCTGAAATCTGTTTCCATGTTTATCTCTCTTTTTGGACATGTTATGAGCGCTTTTTCTTTCAATGCGCACACCTAACGAAAAGCCCCTCGCGAGGAGGGGCGGAGCGGTTAGGTGGAAGCAGCTAGCGGATAAAGCCGTAGTTCGACATCCTTAACATGGTTTCCACCAAGGCTGACATAACTACCCTTTGTAACGGGCATACTGAACTTGCCGCCGCCATTAGCCCACGGAACTAGCGACTGAGCCCCGGGGCCAGCCGCATAGCTGGATTCATTCGTTCCGGTAAATGAGACAACAAGAACGCCGTCGTTAGGCATTACGCCCTGATAGATAGAGCCCCAATCGTCATTAACGTCGGTTCCTGTCATCACTATTGGAGAAGCTCCCCAGGCAGGCTGGGCAAAATGCGCGGCTTCGGTTTTTGTTGTTCGGGTATTCAGTAGTAACTGGAGGAGCGACTTCAGCATGACGCACCTCCTAAACCCACCTCACGTTTGACTGACAAACGGGATGAAGTGAAGGATCGAATAATTTCCTCGGTTATCTGCGGTTGCCTTGAAATAAACCGTTTGGCCTCTATTAACCTGCACTGTAAAACCTTGGTAAATTCCAGTGCCTGACTGATCGAGGTTAAATCTCGCACCAGAGGCGATGACTTCCAAGTAACAAGCTCCTGACGAACAAGATTGCGCCAACACCAACAAACCGTCCGCTGGAGGAACATAAGAATGCAAGTCACTGTCGTTTGGAAGAGAAAGAGCAACCTCATCCGAAGACGACACGTTCCGTTGTTGAGCAACCCATTTTTTCTTACTCTGCAAAAACTTCTCCGCAAAGAGCTGGATAAGCTGTTTAAGCATAGGCCACCTCCTTGCAGAAAAGCGTTCTTAAGAGCTGATACCCCCCCCCGACTAGACGGACAAACCGTGCTTGAGAGATTGTTCCTGTAATCCTGTACTGAATCCGTTGACCTTTAGTCACGGGTACAAATATTTTTGCCTGAGCCGGACTTATAGGAGTTGAATTACACCACAATGCCTCCCAAACGTTTATGGTTGGATTTCCTTCAGCAGTGGTCTCTATGTTGAGATAACCGTCAAACGGCGCCACGATCACACTATTTGCGTCCGTGGCCAACGTCACGTTAACGGGATTGTTAATGGTTGGTGTTGCCAAATGACTAATAGTGTCATTTTCCTGTTTGCTGTAGAACTTGCTCAGCAGGAGGCTCAGAATGTTTTTCAGCATAATGCGCCTCCTGTCAAAGGATTAAAAGTCTGAACTTGCTTTGTAGAACCAAAGAGAATAATCGGTTGTACTTCCGCCACGGCACAAGAACTTAATCTGTGTCCCTTTTTTAACGTAACAACAGATTCCAGCTCCCGCAGTGTTTCCGTTAAGTACGGAAGCAAGTGCCATCTGCCCGTTCTCGACTTGGATTTCAAGAGCTGAGACTGTAGTTGAATTGCACCGAGAAGTCGCCCAGCCGTTGCACGGAGCGGTGTAGGTAAAGAAATCAGTGGTGCTTGAACAAGGAATATTAATGCCCTGATGGATAATAGGAGCTGATTGTTCTGCAACCCAAGACTTTTTGCTTTGCAGAAACTTCTCGGCAAACAATTGAATGAGGCTCTTAAGCATACTGAACCTCCATAAAGAAGTTCAACAAATTTACCCCCCCCCATTCCGATTGAGGATATAAATCTCCACTGCCAACTGTTTTGGTTATACAAAGATATGTTAACTGTATCCCCTTTAGCGACTGGAATCATCGCCGACTGGGTCCATTCAGGCACAGAAACTTCCTGCGGGCCGCCTTGAACTGATAGACCGTTGCGAAAAAGTTGCATATCAAAACCACCAACATTCTTCGCATTAGCTGAAGCGGTAACAAAACCATCGGCGGGACAAATGTATTCCTGACCTGAAATAGCTATGTCTATTCTTCCCGGAGCAGCATTGTGAGCCGCTTCGCTCGGTGTAGTCCTTGTATTCAATAGTAATTGAAGTAGCTGTTTTAGCATTTAAGCTCCTTTTCCGGGGCTTAAACGCCCCGTGTTAATTCGGTAAATTTAGTGGATAAACAATGGCTCGAACCCCTGTTCCTGACCATTGAAAAGTAACAACATCTCCTTTTTTTAAGAAACAATTGACAGCGTTGTTGTATCGATATGACCTGACAAGAGTGACAAAAACACTCGCGATTTCTATCAAACTGTAAGAAGTAGTTGTACTTGGAGGATAACTATCGTTCACTCTAAGAACCACGAAACAAGCATATGGAGCAACATAGTTTTGAGTATCTCCGTCGCCATCTGGTAAAGAAATAATTACAGGATTACTCCAATTCGGCAGCGACAATCTATCCGCTTCAGAACCATATATTAATCTACTACCCCCCCCGTTTACAGATCTACGTGGTACAAATAAACTGCACAGCAAACTAGCTAATTCTTTAAGCATTGAAAAAACCTCCTTGTCTCATAGAGTTGCGAGAATTGACTGCCTGCTCCAATTCATAGGCCAAAGCGTCAGGAAATTCTGGGTAGTCGATAAAAGGAAAACCTGGTTTATCCGGAAGATCTTTGAGTGCTTGGCGATAATCCAATAATTCCTGCCGATCTTGGTCTGTTAATTGAGCTCTCTTTGCCTTGGCCTCAGACTGAACCGTAATATCCGGAAGCTGGACGTACTTGTCAGTGTCAGAGATTCGAGCATTGCGCTCACCTCTGACTTCTTGCTCATAGCGGAGTTTTACGAACTCATCATCCAGTTCCGGGAGTTCTGCCGATAAATAATAATTTCCGTCAGCGCTCTGAAAATAACCTTTAGGACTAGGCTCCATTTTCCAGAAATTGATTAGGGTGCCATCATCCCTTTTGAATTTTTCAGAAAGTTTGTAGTGACTCTTAGCAAACGCCTCGTCCTTCGGATCAGTAAAGGCATGCTGACCGGGAGAATTGGAAGAGACTACAACTTTACCGTTTGAGTCCTGAAGTGAGTATTTTGCAAGCGGTTGGCTCATCGCCTTGGCAAGCATTTCCTGCCTAACTTGTTCTAAGGTTTTCATTGTTTATCCTTCGGAATCGTTTAATTTGTCGATGAAGTTTCTGACTCAGCAGCGTTTTTGATGTCATCGATTTCCTGCTGCGTTCCGCCGTTTTCTAAAATCAATTCTTCAAGAATCGGACATAGATAATCGTCAGTTCGTTGATCAAAGTTATCGTCAGCCCAAGCGTTAACACCGGTGGTAAAGCCGATGTTGTTTCGTGCGGTCTGTTGCTCGGTGTCCGTTAACTGCTGAGCCGCTGAATACGATACGTTTGGCGTTAAATCGACGTATGTACTGCTCAAAACTGCTGTGATCCCGTCCTCGGCCATACTGGCAATCGTAAACATTCGACCATCAATACCGACAACCGTATCCCCTACTTTGATATTGCCCTGAGGTTTTAAATCGGCCGTCGTAATCGTCTGAGAAATGGATAATTCCTGATCGATCACTCGAACGCAGTACGCACTATTTGCCGCCTCGGTCGCTTTAGCTTCTGCGTTCTCCGCAGCCGTTTGCGCTGTCGTAGCAGAGGTTAATGCAGATTCGGCGTTACCCTGAGCTGTCTCGGCTGCTTGTTGAGCTGTTTCAGCGGTTTGTACCGCCTGAGCCGCGTTATTGGCCGCGGCTTGTGCATTAGCAGCTGATTCTTGAGCGGAGGCCTTCGCTTCGTTCGCCGTCGATTGTGCCGAATTGGCAGTATTAACCGCCACGGTAGAGGCATCTACTGCAGATTTAGACGCGGCGACGGCGTTTTGAATGTCAGCATCCCAATCGTCTACAACCTGTTTTAACGTTTCTACCTTTTCATTAGCGGCATTCGCCTCAGCTAAGGCATTAGAAGAAGTTGAGTTAGCAGTCTGAGCTGTTTCCCGCGCTTCTTTTGCAATGTTTAACGCTTCTTCTGAGTTATCGGATGCGTTGTCTGCATATTCTCCGATCTCATTAATTGCATCCTCAGTTTGCTGAAGAACATCTGGCCCACTGATTACGCCGGTTCCGGTAGGGGTGTAATGAAAATCAAATTTCTTTAATTTCGCCATTTTTCACCTCACTCTGGCAACCGGACGAAATACGCCATGCAATAAAACGGTGGCTCGTTTGAAACCCCCGTGATGCTCGTATTTGCGTTTAGCGTATGTGTATGCGTTTGACCGCTTCCCGTGTTCTGAATACTTAGTCCGTGCTGATGTTGACCGTTGTTGGAAGTTTCACCGGTCCAGCTTTTAGAAGCGTCCATCCCGATTCCCCAATTGTCCTCATCGCTTCCTTCTGTACCTATCAAATCCCTTCGAGTTTTATAAAAGCACCCTGTAGCAACAACAGAGTCATAATGTTCAAGGCCTCCAAACTCGCCTGTGATATTCATGCTTCCTCGGGTATGCGTATGCGACCCTGCTGGCGCTGTAGACCCTCCGTGAGTATGCGGCGGCAACTGAGCCACCGTTAACGCTGTTCCACCAATCGTTCCATTAACCTGAATATTGTTAATGTTGAGTTCTGCGCTCCCGCCTTTCGTCCCTTGATTAGCCACCGTCGAGCCTTTAAGGAACCTATCTACCAAATTCGGCGTTAATCCCCCGCGGCCGTCACTTTCTCCGTCGCATAAAACCCAGCCCTCATCGGCTTGAGTCGAACCCCAAAAAATCGGACGCCGATTGTCTGATCCGCCTAGAGTGACGTTATAAAACGGCATGACGGCGCCTGCGGGAACGGTAATATCAATGTTTTTCCAAACCGTTCGATCCGATCCCGGCGCCACTTTAGTTGACGACGGACCGTTAGGGGCGACACATCGATATTTAGTGCCGTTCTGAAAAACTTCATTCCCGATCTCGTAGTCAATAGTTGCGGAATACCTCATAATTCCGCCCTGCTGATACCAATAAACTAATTGAGAAAGAAGAAAGAAAACTCCGTTGAAGTCAGTTCTGAACGGCGGTATACCTCCCTGCTCAATTGGCTGTGAGTTCTCCACGCCCCATCCGTTTTGCTGAGATAGGCGCCCTAAACCCGCCTCCGTTGCTGTTTTCGGCGGGATCACGATATCGCCCTGAATACCAATAGGCGATTCCATTAAATACTTAGGATAATTCGACATGATTAAATCTCAATGTTTCTTGCCGGGTTAAATACACCCTGATTGAACGGAAGAAGTTCAGAACCGAAGAAACCGAATACCAGCTCATTCGGAGCGACGGCTTCAACGTTTACAAGAACACCCGCTGGCCTGTTCAAAAGCCCGTAATTTTTCAAAATCGCAACCTGCACACTCGTAGGTTCTCCGACAATACGAATACGTATCGTCATGTCCTGGTAGTCAGAGACGAAAACCGGCAACCCTATGAGTTTTGTCAATAGTCGATTGATTGTTTCAGAGGTCCCGTTAGAGACGTTTACGACGGCGCGATAAAAGATCAAAAACCTAAAAAATTCGTCATCTAAACGAGTATCAACCCCGTCGATCACAAGGTTACGATTAACGCCTACTCGTTTTCCCCACCAATCCAGCCATACGCCTAAGGCTGTGTCGGGGTTCAAAACGTTATTAAAAAACGCGTCCAATTGCGGGGACGCGTCTATTTCAGCATTGAACAACAATCCGAGTTGTCGGTATCGCTCTGAGTGCGAGTATTGCGACTGCAGGGCGATTGAAATCAACGATCGGACGTTAGAAATTTTGCGGAAATCCGTAACGCTGAGAATATTCCGCCAAGTGACAGAATCAGCCATATTTAGTTACCGGTAAAGATAATTGAGACATCGGATTCACTAATTGTTGGTTCAATATTCGCAGGGATTTGAACGCTTGATCCGAGCGCTTCGGTTCCTAATCCAACTTGGATTTGGGCAATAGGGGCCGAGGTTTGAGACTGAATCGCCTGATAGAACCGAGACGCGTAAACCGTACTCGCAAGCGAAATTCGATCGTTAACGCCTTGTCCAAGAGCGTCCTGAATAATGGCTTGGATCACGTTGTTTTTCTCAGTCTCGTTCATGCTCGTACCAAAGAACGTAACTGAGATTTTTAGCGACTGATTTTGAGGTCTGACGATTTTGTAGTTATATGTAGCGTTGTAATACGTTTCGTCAATAAACTGAACTTCATAATCACCCGTGGTCCCGCAGCCGGCGTCTTTTCGCTGGTAAATCGTTCGGGCGATATCGGAATCCTCGCCTCCGACAATAGCGATCAAAATAGAATGAGGTTCTATAGACACGCCATACTGAGTTATCTCTGCATTGGTCGGATTCTCTAATACTCGAACATCCAAGACGCCCTCAAGAGCCGCTAAATTAGCCTCAATGGCCTCTACATAGCCTGTCGCATTAACCGCATAAGATTCAATCATGCGGTTTCTTAATTCCGCGTCCGTTTCTTCATCCCTGCCAATAACACCTGCAGTCGGATTAGTAATGGAATCCCAGCCGGCAATTGTTGTAACAATACGATTAACCGATCCTGCAGCTACCTCAAGAGGCCCGTGATTTATCGCCGTAAATGTCGTAGTCACCGAACCCGTATCGTCAATCTGAGCACCGTTGGCGGCTGAATGGCGGTATTGATTTCCGAGAGTATCCTGAGCTATGGCGCCGTACGGAATCACCGTCCCTTTTAAACCTGTAAGGACGCAATTTACAACGGTAGGCTCCGAGATTTTTCTGTCCAATCCATAAAGCGCTGCCAAAGCGTCTAAGTATTTGCCGGTCGCAGTCTCTGGGTTGGCCATATTAGCCAAGAATGCGATTTCAGAATTTTTAGCCTCAATTTCTGCGACGATTAAATCTAAAACTTGACCCATCGGTGAGCTGGGCTCAATGTTGAGCAACGGGTCGTTAGGGGATGTTTGAAAAGCCTGTTGAATTTTTTCACCTAAATCCTCTCGGATTTCCTGAGTGCTAGGCAATTCAACGCCTACCAGAGGATTAAAAATAATCTGAGCCATGATGTCTAAAAAATAAATGAGGTTGTTTCGTCTGAATCAGTGGTAATAGTGATTTCACCGTGCAGGGTGCGTGATTCTTCGTCTACATCAGTGACCGTTACTGAATCAACGGATTTCACGCCTGCAACCCGATTGCCTGCCTCATGAATAATTTGAGCTAAAACTGACGGATCGAGTTTTTTAGCAAGCTGCACCTCTTTCCACGCGATTCCGTTTTCCTGCTGGTAATAGGCGTCATTGGTCCATAGTCTGATTTCATTAGCGAGATTCTGCGCTATCGCTAACGCCCCAGAGGTGAGCAAAACATTCCCCTCTGGCGAGAGCTGTAAATCCCAGTCAGGACTTAATAAAGCTGTTTTTGCGGTATGCGGCATTTTCGCTGGTCCTAAAGATCATTTATCACTTTTGTCGCTATTGCTGAAATCGTTTCAACAGTAAGCGGAACCCCGAGCGACGCCGCGCCCGATTTAACTTTTTCCCATACGGTCCTATTTTTCAGTTTTTCAAGTAACTCATGGCCTCTAAGCGTAAGACGAGGTGAACAAAGACCATAAGAGTAATCGAAGTTTGTTCCTGTTTTAATCTGCAAACCTTCGACAAATTCGCCGTCTAAACACAATAGAAGATGACCAAATATTAACTTTTCTTGAGCTTTTGCCTCTGATTTCAGGTTTTCTCTTGTGTCGAAGTTTTCGAGCTGAACGGAATCGGGCAAAGCTCCCACGGTACTCAGGTAATCTGAGATACTTTCATCTTCGAATTTTTCCAATAAGCCTCTGATTATCTTCCAGTCCATTCTCATTTTTAGTCCTTATTGTTGAGGTTGACCGCTGGTAGTGTCGCCAGCTTGAACACCGGTATGAACGTGCGTTGTAAGGCTGACGCCCTTGGCTTTAACGTCCCCGCTAAATGTTGCATTAGCGCCACCTGAACCGCCACCGCTAATCGCGCCGTTGAGATTGATTTGCGGTGAATTGAGAGAGATAGAAGTCGAACCCTTTAGCTCGATCGTTTTACTGTTAATCGTGCAGGAATCGGTTTTAATCACGACGCTCGCAGGCGCCTCAACTGTGATCTCTCCGCTATCTTCGATATGAATAAACGTTGACGGCGCAGGCCCCCAAAATCCGCCTATATAAAACGAATCGGAGCGGTCGAACTCTCTAAACGTCGCAGGCACCTTAGGCGTGTTATCGCCGTTTACGTTTGAAATATCGTGCTTGGCCACCACGGCCAAACCGATATCCCCAATTTTTGGGTCACAAACGACTGCAGCGGTTCCGTGCTGGAGACGGAAATACGGCAACTTGGGAATAGTTGTAACTGCAATCCCTTGAGCCTCAGCGTTTCGAGGCATGAGCAGCGGTTTAACAGTTACATAGCCGGCGCCAGAGCCTGTTCCTGTTCTTTCTACTGCTGTAACTGTTACGGGGAACGCGGTGTAAACGGTTTTAGAGATCAGAGATTTGACGAAAAATTCTAATGCGTTAATGGGGCTGGAACCCGCGAAATCGTTGTAATTCGCACTATATTCTTGACTGCTCATATCACCACCTAGGATAAATTGCTGTTATGTTTGTCTTCCACGACTGGGCGCCGGGGTCGTTTGCACATAGTTCATGACGCAGACCCGTAATTTTCCAAGTTCCTGACGCCCGAGGGACGATCGTTTCTAATTTGAAATTCGCCCCAATACGTAGATCAGGCCTGAAAAACGTAGAAACGTTAATTCCGTTGTTTGTGAACGTCGGATACCCGATCATTCCATTCGTTGCGTTTATTAGTGGAACTGATCCCTGAGTTTTGCGAGTCCCATGGTTTTTAATGAGTACGACTTTTTCATCATCAAAAATCAAATCAACACCAACGGCCTCAGCAATCCGCCTCATTTTTGTGACTGGATCACCATCGATAATGCAGTCCTTTATTGAAGCGGTGATATCGTTATTTTCGAGCGTGTATCCGATCTCTTTAGTGATCTGATCAATCAGCCCCGTTACAGTCTGATTGCCGTTTACCGATATCGGCGGCTGGGGAATTAACGCGGGGAATAGGCCGCAGTTTGCTTCAATTTTAAAAACAGGAGAAGGAGCGGCGTTAAAGTCTGCCCATGCGTTAACGATTTCACCTTTAAAAACAACGGATAACGTTTTGCCCTTTTCACCTGCAGAAATATTGATTTTGTTCCGCTTCAACGAAAACGACTTAAAACCTAGGTGCGTCAGACGTTCCATTGTTGCTAAGGACAATCCTTTGAGTTCGAGTTTGGCCTTAGGAAACGCGGGACAGCCGGATTTTTCAATCGAGCACTTGACCGCGAACCCTTGAAACGTAACGGCCTCTTGCCCGTCTAACGTTACCGTAACCGCTACTTCTTTTTGCGTGTACGTCGTGTTTTTATCAATTTGCGGTAGGAGCGACGGCATTTTCTGCCTCCTCGTAAACTAGAAGCCATCGAGAATTTAATTCTTGATACTGCGGGTCTGATTTCCCGAGCGTGTCTATAAAAAACAAACGCCCCGAAAATAGAGGCGTTGGATAACAATTGATGTCAGTTCCGATGCAACATCGGCGCCCTGCAAAAATTTGAACGCCGTCTACCGCTAAATCACAATAGAGATACTCGGCAATCTGCCGCAACGTGATAACGCAGTTTTGACCGCCGAGAACGCAAGAGAATTCTTGGAACGGTAAGGCGCTTATAACGATCTGATTCATTTTCCCCACCTATCAGCCGCGTCCTTGAGCTTCTTAAAAAAACCTGCCTTGACCTGAGCTTGTCCCGTGTTCACCTTATTAGCCGATGTAGCTCGTTTGGGTGAATATGAGGTTTTCTGCTGGCTTAGATTGACCGATACGATCTCAACAAAAGACGCGTGAACGGTCAGCATACAGGCGCCCGTCGTTTGAGTTCGTGAAAAGTCGTAGTGATCCAGAGCCATATTTCGCCAAATCTTGGCTGGACTAAATATCGTGCAGGTGTCGGTACTGTTTAATCGCTTGTCTAGCATTGCCAGCGCCAAGACCTGAATCGCGTAATTACCGTTGAATAGAAACTCGACGTTGACGCGTTCAGGCTCCCGCACGATATTAAACGCCGCAAGCTGCCCATTTTCTATCGGTTCTGTCGGGACTTTCGAAGATTTATCTGCGTCAATCGCGCCGATAGAGGTGTATGGAACAAACGGCAGCAGGTTATTGCCTACCACCGCCCAGCTAATCGACATTACTGAGTTTAGGCTTGCCATTTAACCACCACCTTGACGATATCCGCTTACCTGATTCTGCAGCATGTCCTCATAATCCCCCTGCCCCTCCATTACCGCCCGATAAGCGGCGTCATGAACGGCCTTAGGATCGGCGTTACCTTGGATACTAATACTGACATCCGTTTTCATCGGAGCGTTAATAACAGAAGAAGAGGCTCTCGGAACAATCGAAGCAGCGGCGCCGGCTTGCGCACCCGGAGGCGTAGTAACCGGTGCCTTTTTATCGTCACCTAATCCGAACCATCCGCCTACGGTATCAATTGATTTAGAAGCCCAATCCGGTAATTTCCAATCAGTGAAAAACTTCATTTTGTCTTCTAACCATTTGAAAATTCCGGCGCAACCGGATTTAATTTCCTCCCACGCCTTAACAAAGTTCTCCTTCATCTTCGGCATGGTATTAATCAGATTAGCAATGTCTTTCGCTAAATTTCCGATAAAACCGACAACGGACGTAATAACCGCTACAACCGCCTCGCCGAACGCCTCCATGAACTTATCTTTTAGAGGCGATAGCTTTTCTAGGAGGTCGGAAACCGCTTTCCAGGCATCTTTAAAAGACTGTCTGACGTCTTGGATTTGTTTATCCGTGTAACCCACGGATTTTAGGAAATCCTCAAATACGCTTGGACCGCCCTCTGTGAAAACAATTAAATCTTCAATTGCCCCAGCAAGTAAAAGAACTCCGGCAACGACCAGCCCGATCGGACTAGCCAGCTTGCCCGCCATCATGAGGACAGACTTAGGCCCGAAGGCTAAAAGCGCAGCGGCGGAAAGACCTGTTAAAGCAATTTCTATATATCGACTGTTCTCAGAAATAAAATTCGCTGCCTCTCCGAATAGATCTACGGCTTTTCTAACGTATGGAAGAAAAAATTTGGCGATTTTATTTCCGATAGCTTGAATCTCCATTCCGGTAACTTGCCACGAAATTTTGAATCGGCGAGCGTTTTCAGCGTCTTTAGGCGTTAGTGCCAGCTTGCGATATGTCTCAACCAGCTCGCCCATCTGCTTATTGTTTTGCAGAAAAACGGCGGCACTTTCTCGAGTCAATCCTAGGTATTTCAGAGCGTAATTGGCCTGCGCTCCCGTCATACCGTTGAGCTGTTTTCCCATGCGCAGAAATACCTCTCCGCTGGCGCCGGTACGCTCAGTAAATGCCTGCATAGCCTGCGTAAAAGCCTCTGCGGAACCTCCTGCCGCCACATTCGCCTTACGCCATGCGTCAATCTCAGAAACATTCATACGAACTTTCTTAGAGATATCGTCGAGCTTGGCTCCTTCATCTAAGAAGTTCCCAAACATGAACTTGGCGCCGAACATGGCTGCCAATGGTGCGGCATAGCTTTTGATTGCGGCAAATACCCGCTTGGCTACAGAATCAAGCTGAGAAAGAGATTTTGATGCATCCTTGGAGGACTTATCAACCTTCTTCCCAGCTGTTTCGCCGCTCTCTCCAACTTTTTCTACTTCTTTAGAAGTTTTCTTGGCGTTTTGACTTACGTCATCAAATGATGCAGAGACTTTGTTAATACCATCAGTTGCTTCGCCAATAGAATCGAGCTTTTCTCCGGCTGATTGAGCGTATCCGAGCAACTGATTCAGTTTGTCGGATAAGACTTCAAAAAACTTGATTACGTCATTGGAATTGACGGATACATCAATAACTAAAGAGTCGGTTGTTTTGGCCATGATGTCATGCGCTCTTTTGCGCTACCCACGAGTTGTAATTTTTAATTAGCAATGCCTCGTCTAATGCGTAGGCATCTTCTAGCGTTAGTTGAGTTTGTAGTTCGACTAATGAGGCCATTCCGCCCATGACCAAACGAGACATTAGAGGCGTGAGTTGAGTAGTGACTGCCACGCCTCGAACTTTCGCGCAATCTGCTAAGAACTCTGCTCTGCGGGGTAGAACTGGCGGATCAAGTCGGGAAAAAAACCGAAATTCGCCTTGAAACTTTCGATCCTGAGTTTGAGAATGGTCAACGGGCTGGAGATATAACCATCGGCATCATCAAAAGAGAATTTAATCTCACTTTTTCCGTCCACTTTGTAGACCTCAGAAAGCAATTCATCTAATAGAGCCTTAGCTTCAACGTGTGGAACGCTGACAAGCGCTTTGATCACGTCTTTGTATCCCATTTCGCTCTCGATATCGAGATTTTTCCCCGTCATCAAGGCAATCCGAATCATCAGGTCTTCGGATTTAGTTGCAGGGAATGGGTAAATCTTGAAGGTCAGCTGATTACCGCCGTCTTCCAATTTGATAACTTTCGGTTCCTTCATTTAAATGCGCTCCATAGATTCGAAGTGAAATACCCAAGTTGTCGGCGCCAGAACTTTATTAAGTGCCGGCATCGGATTTGCTGTCTGCAGCACACCATTTGAGAACTGGTAAGTCTTGCCGATAGACGGGATCTTGATTGTCAGATTACAAACATAGAGCTGTTTGTTGGCGCTCATTGCTTCGTAAAGCGTAGTGAATGCTGTCGCAGTCGGAGAGTTTGCCTCAAGCGTGATGGTTACAGGATAGATGTTCGGAGTAACGCCTGCTGCCATATTACCGTCAACGCCCATGCGGGTTTCGGCGATCTGCTGAGAATCGGCAACAATAGCGGCGTCAGTTGAAAACCTTTCCAGCTTCAAACCATTAGGGTACAACTCTTCAATCGTCATCACTGCAGAAGCATTGGCAGCTGTGATGTCAAAATTTTGTCTAGGCATTTTTATTTATTCCTAAAAGAAAAACCCGCCATTGCGACGGGTCTTTACGGTTGTGAAATTTTGATTACATGACGGCCGTCAGCGGCATCTCAATTCGTTGGACGCTCCCGGCGTAAGTAAAAAATAATCCGAGTCTTGGACTTCCTCTTTGGGTTCTGACATTTGCAGAGGGTGCTTCAATCAAGTACCAATATCCCTTGGAGTAGAGGTCTTGCTTAATCATCGGATTGTTTGTCTCCGTCAACAATTGCTGAACTTGAGAATTCGAGAGCTCGAGACCAGTATCAATAACACCATTTCGTTTGGCGTCATTGATCGGATCGAGCAACCAAGCCTCAATGTAGGCGAACCCTACAGCGTTGTAGGGAGCGCGATTGATAACCGCGAACCCGTCCATGATCTGACGCTGGATTCTCGCCTTGAACCAAATCATGCCGTACAGAGCGTCAATCCACTGATAAATTCCGGAGAGGAGACAACCACGATTTATGAAGTCAAACTCTGCATTGCGTGTCGCAAATGCGCCGACGTAGTTGACCTTGAGATCATCCAATGCTTCAGCCACTTCGTCGCTGAGAACGGAAGCCTTAATTCCGGAAGCCGACTTCGCAAACCACGTCTTAATGCCTTGGATAGCGGACCAATCAATGGAAGCGCCAACTGCAAGGAAGGCCGCGGCATCCTGAGCGGTACCGTAAACCATCGCCAAACAGTTATAGTTGTTCTCCGCTAACTGGGCGGCTTTCGTTGTTGACTGGGTGGATTGATCCAGCATCTTTGTGTCTGTAGACCAATCAAAGTACACATAGTCATCATCAATGTCTGCCCAAGCCGCTAAAGCGGAAGCCTCTGCCACCTCTGTCGCATAAAGAGTCGTGAATCCGACCCAGTTTCGAGAAACAGAAGTGACAAGGTTCATATTCTGAGCCGGAGTCAGAGCATCGGAACCTTGAGAGAGAACGGCGCCGGAATCTTCCGTCAGTCCGAGCAATGCAGATATATCCGTTCCAGTGGTCGCCTTTGTAGCGAAGGAAATTGAAGCGGTATCGCCTGTCTCTGTGGTGGTCAGAATGATGGCATTTTGATCAGAGTTATATACACCTGATACGGCCCCAATAGCAGTAGCCAGCTCAGTAGCCACATCGCTGAAAGATTTAGCGCCGGAGAAGTCGAGATTAACAACTTCTTTTTCCGTGCCGTTAACTGTAATCGTTAAGGAACCTGCAGTAATCGCCGTTAATTCAGACAGCTGAGCAGAGATCGGAGCGGATTTAATCCAAGCAGCGGCGTCTGCATTGATTCTGCGGGCCACAAAAAGACGGTTAATCGCCTTCTGCTGATTGTTCACTCCTGAGAAGTATTGATTAGCAAAGTCTGCCTCAGGAGACTCCGCACCAAAGTAATTTCCGACAGAGGCAGCGGTCACAAATTCCAGTGCCGGAGAATCTGCAGGAATCAGAGCATTCTGGGTCAGCAGCAGACCATTTGTTTCAAGATCGGCGCTCCCAGCTCCAATGATACGAGGGGTGATAGAAACCAATCGATTAGCATTGATTGACATATTTTTCCTCAAAATAAAAAAGCGCCAGATGGCGCCGACGATAATTTTTATGGAGCGGCTATGAGCCACACCAGAAACTCATTTATTTGAAAATATCCTTTACAGCCTTAATCGCTTTCGCAATCACCCAAACTGCGAGTCCGTAACCGATTAGGTAAACGGGAAGAGCTGCATACAAAGGAACGGCAGTGACCATGGTTAGGGCCTCCGCTAGGTCGTGTAAAATGTTCATATTGACTGATTCCCTTGCAATCAGTTAACTCAAACCCCGCTCAGCTACCAACTGAACGGGGCTATTTTTTTTCATAAAATCCTTATTTTTGGGACTGACATCTTGCCCAGCCCCTCAGGCCGCTCTAAAATTCCGTCCATAGCTAGAGATTGTTCTGTTGACCGGTGTAAACCTTTCACCGAGCCCTTAGAGGGCGGTAATAGCACAGCGTCTCTAGCTTTTCTTAAAAAAAGCGCCCGTTAAGGCGCTGACGAAAATTCTTATGGCGTGGCTATCACTCACGCCGAATACTCAACTTATTCAGAGCTTGTTAAGACCGCTAATAAAATCCTTATCACGCACGGATGACGAGAAGAATTTGTCAAGGAACTCTCCGCCCTTTTGCTTCCAGTAATTAAGTGCTGCGGTGTTCAATTTTCCTTTTGATAAAGCAGCATCCTTAGACAGTGCGTTCTTAATTATTTCATCTCGCGGGATGTCATCACCAAACATGGATGATTTGGCCAGTCTCGATTCTTCCATAAGGACGTCTGCCAACTTGTTAAGTTTTTCTGAAATTACCCTAGGCGAACGTGCATTATCCGCGAATAATTTAATGATCATATTCTCGGCCGAGTTCTCTGAACTCTTGTTAAACAAATCTTGAGAAACGGCCTCTGACATTAAGTTGATTCCCTCCCGTCTGGCATTCACTGCTCTCATAGCGGCTTTAGAAACGATATCCCTAATGTCATAGCTGGAACCGGCGTCCCTTAGTTCCTGCATTTTTGACGCGGCCCCTTCCAAGGCATTAATAATATTTTTGCTATCGGGATCAAGTGCCTGAGCATACAAATTCGTTAGCCCTTCATTTTCATATGCTTTTTCAAATACTGCAGCATTGAAACGATGTAAGGCTTGCCGTGTCGGATTGCCCTCTTTATCGATCAATCCTGCTTGTTCAGACTCAGGCATACGCTTTACAAATTCTGAAATCGTTTCCTTCGTCGGACTTCCGTCTGAGTAGGTTTTGATATTTTGAAAGTCAACTCTATTCGCATCATTGCGCGCTTGTTCAACGGCAGTCATTTGAATGTTCCCGACAACGTTACTTTTGTCTCCGATGTCTTTAGTAACATCCTTCGGCTGCATGACTCTCACAAGGATAGGATTTTTCATCCGGTCAATCACATTTTGATCTACTCCGTGGGATGTATCGTCGTAAAGGTCATCATTGTATTTTTGTGCGTTTCCTTTTTGATAAGCACTTGTAAGACCCGTTACACGCCCGTTTCCGGCAATGGCTCTAATCTTTGAAGGGTCATCGGAGTAATACTCTTTGTTCGTAAGTCCGTGAACGTCATTCGAAGTTAATACTTTATCCGCCTCTACTACAGCATATTGAACGGCATATTTAGTACCGTCCGGCATTGTGGCCCACTCTTTTTTGCCGAGTTGATTTTCAGGTATTGATCCGAATGCAACAACCGGGGCGCCGGAACCAAATTCCCGCGATCCGCTTAAACGATCGTAATCCGGATCTTGAGATATTCGATGAATCTGAGTTTGACTTGCTACGCTGGAGCGGTCCCTATTTTGCAAAATGGAATCTGCAGGTATCTTTTCAGGATTTTTAAAATCAAGCTTTTCCGGCAAAGACTGGCGCTGTTTCCTTCGCTCTGCTCTTTGCTTGTCTCGTTCTGAGCGAAGTTTCTCGTCACTCTTGGCCTCGGAAATATGTTTACCAGTAAATTTACCGCCCATGCCTCCGATAACGCGACCTGTTTCATCATCGATTAAAGCCGGACGACCTTTTGATTCAGCTCCGTTAGGTTTTACGGTAATCCATTTGGCAGCATCCTGAGCACATTTTTTGCCTTTTCCATACGCCGAACCTAAACGGAATGCCGCGCCTTGCGCAAAAGCAAGTTTTTCTTTCTTACTTTTTGTTTGCATTGTCATCTTCTACCGGTGGATACGAAACATCAACATTTTTAAGATCAAGTTTAACGTTGTAAAAATAATCCACTGAGGTTCTAACCTGACTTTCGAAACTTAGATGAATCGTCAACGTTGAACGTCTTACATACGAATCCGAATCGCCTACGAACGTGGCATCCCTCGGATCGTCTGCATACAGCAATGAAATCCCGCGGTCGTTAAAAAACTGTACGCCAGTCGTTGACCGGGCCACTGTTTCGAGGGCCTGCGCCCTCAACATAGCGTTAATGCCGTCATTGCCGTTCGTTGTGACAGCGTAGCAATCAATCTGAACAATGACCTCTGTCGTATTGCTCAAATATAAGTAGTCGTTACCGTCTGTTTTCTCCCACCGCTCCGAGTTTGTACCATGTCGGACACTCGATAGATACGAAAAAACTATGTAGTCATTGTTTTCCGGCAGAGCGATATTGTTCTGATTGCCGTAAAAAATGGCGGCTTTATCAATTACCGGAGCAGCGAACTGAGCAATAAACTCGAATAAAGCGGCTCGAAAATTAGGAGTGAGATTCACTGTCTCCGTCATCGTTTTCGTCCTCCTTAATATTTAACGTGATCGGCGTTTGCTCAAACGTACACCGCACGCATTCCCATCCGGCATCCGAAAAATCTTCTAAAACTGCAGTGATCAACCAATAGCCGCCCTTCGAATCTTCGATGTAATCGCCGGTCCTCGCGAGAGGTCTGTATTGAGCCCATGGGCGTGTTTTTCGGTCGCTTGAGGCATAGAGGTACAACTTACGAATAATTGTGTTCTGACCTGCCAAATTCGCATGATCCAGCGCCGCATCGCCTTCGCTTTGGAAATTGCCGCGAATAGTTTCAGCCGGAGCGTAAAACGCGGTCATAATCCCGCTAACGTTTTCTTGCCCTATAGAGCGATAGATTTTTAGCTTTGCATCTGCATAGTTTTGATTTATCGCACGTCGAACAATGTCATGAAGATTCAGCATGTTAAGAATGGATTTTGTGAGTAATACTCTTTTCTAAATTGCCGCTGCGCATGAGCGCTTTATCGGTTGTCGTGTTGCTAACCGCTGCCTGCCCTTTTTGCTGGCGCTTAGCTTTCTCAATTTCGCCCATCGCCTCCAGCATAGCCATGGTCAATGGAGATCGTTTGGGAAAAGGATTAGACGCTGTACCGTTATTTCTAATCGTTGCTCTAATATCAAAAACAGCCCTGATACACATGCCCTCTAACGCAGACTTTACATCATGTGTTTTCTTGAATTGAGATTCAAAAATCCTCTTCCACTCTTTATTTTTCTCGGCAAACGTAGCACGCATGAATGGACGTGGAGGCATGTACAACGTTTTGAAATTCGCTCCCCAGCGGCCTAATCGAGCACGCAGGAAATTATTTTGTTTGGAAGTTACCGCCTGTGCCCAGCCATACTCTAGATACATGCCGATCGTAGCGATATCGGGGATCATGATTCCAATTTCAGCATGGATATTTTTATTTAGAACCGCGTTCTTTTTCAGATCGTTAAAAATACCGTGATCGGTAATTTTGATACCCATAAGCTACCCCCAAGGATGGTAATTAGAGCCTCCATAAAACCGGCCTCCGACTCGATAACGAGCCGTCATGATCCAGTATTGCGTCCCGCATCGTGTCTGCGCCCACCAGTCCCCTACGTAAGAATTCGTTTTAAGCAAATCGAACGAAGTAGAAACGGAGCCTTGAGAGGCGCTGGAAATTCTGCCTACCGGCCCCGTCATGTTTTCGTCTAGCGTTAAGAGATGGCACATAACCAAGTCCAAGAGACGCTTTCGCAAATAGACGTGGTTCTCAGGATCGTATGGCGCAAAACTGGTGCTATCTGAGTTCCCTACGAACTCTGCCGCCATACCAAAATACTCAGTAAGAAGTTCGTTCGAATATTTAGTTTCATCCGAAAACGCTGGGTATAGCGTTCTAAAATTCTCTGGATCAAAGATAACAACAGCCATAACTCTCTCTATACGTTTTTAGTTTCTTGAACTCCGACTTTGGCCGGGTCAACAGGATTCACACCATGATCAATCTCTTTTAGCTCATCAGTACGAGACTTAAATTCTTTTTCGTCTTTCATGGGAATAATGCAAGGCAATCCGCCATTTACGCCTGTAAATGCGGCTTCTTTTCCGTGCATTTTGAGAATATTTTCCCAGTCTGCTTTATCAATCTTGAAAGCTATCGCGTTGCCTTTCCCGAGCAGAATCCCCTCTCTTTTAGAACGCAGATCGTCATTAAGCCCGGGGAATACAATCGTTTTTGTTCCACCGTCACTGCATGGAACATCATCAAATTTCAAGCCGTGAGGAAGGGAAACAGCCAAAACAACAGTTGCTGCCGTTTTTGCCGCTGATTTTGTTTTTTTCGTATCTTCAAAAGTTGAACCAACAACAGTGCCGCCCTGAGCGAGTGTTGCAGCTTCGTTTTTCGCAGGTCTTGCCATATTCTTAAATCTCCGTGAATGAATAAAAAGGGGACCGAAAAGCCCCCTGTTTGGTTTAAATGAAGGTTACACCCCCAGCATAGTTGCAACGAGGCTGGGTCTGCGAATGATGGAACCCCATGTGCCACCCACAACTTTCTGTTTAAAAGAAGAGAGTTCAGGAACGACACGGCCCAGGAAGAGTTTTTCAGAGTATGCGGTAATGCCAGTCTGAACACCCATCAACTCAGGAACCACCATATAGAGCATTTCTCCTGCAGTAGTGCTGAGTTCGGGCAACTGAACAATTTCAAGATTCGGGAATGACTGTTTGAGCATAGACATAGCCGTACGACCGAAATTGTTAGGTTGGGTCAAGTATGCGGCTCGTTTGTTGCTGATAGCTAAAACAATACGCATATTCTGATCAACCAGTCCCGCGTTCTTTCCTGAAATCTCGATCCAAAGCTTGTTGATATCATCGTAGACGAGATTAGCGGCGCCCTCAGGGTTGGCCGCCACCTTAGCAGGCCACGTAGAGTTGCTGTTTACAGATGTCGGGGCAATAGAAGCAGGAAGATTAGGATCATTTAACATCCCGTAAATCTTCTTGCCCGCTACCCCGTAAAGTGCGAACTTGTTATGTGCCATAGCAAGCACATAAGCTGCGGCCTGCTGCTTAGAGCCAACAAGATTTAATTTTGCCTTCGCCGCAACTCCCGCTTCTCTATCGCCGTATTTGATAACAGTTTCAAAGAGGAAGTTTTCACGCGTCGGATATGCAAAGTTGACGTCAGAAGAAACATTTTCCGTAAAGTCGGAATAAGGGGTCACATTGCCTGCAAATTCTTCTACCGGGAAGGTAAAGAAGTTGTAGGTCCAGTCTCCCTTGCGTTCTTCGCCGAAAACCTTAGAAGCATTCTGGGCGCCAAATAAAATCGGAACAACGTTCGGATCAATGAACGTCGTAAATAGCGCAGGCACGCCCACAGAAACAGGTGTCTGCAAGGCCGCGTCACGAGCGATAGAACGCGCTGCGGCCTCGTAATCAACTTTGATTTTTCCGTCTTTCGTAGAGTTAAACGGCATAAAGCCTTTAACGCCTACGCCGCCAATGCCCTTTTCTTGTGCTAGCTTGAAGTCATCCATGTTAATTTTCCTCGATTAGTTGCCACTAGCCGCTGCGGGTGTAATAGACAAGCCGTGGTTAGAGATAATGATCGTGTCATCCTTAGCGCCAGCCGTACGAACTACCCAGCCCGTATCATTCGCGGCGCCGGCGGCTCCGAATGTGATGTTTCCGGTTGTGGGATCACAAAGAACCGATTGACCGACCGTAGCAGCGGCCGGAGCAACAATGTAGTAATCACCGCGTTCGGCGATTGTGAGCTCAGCGCCCTCGGGATAAATATCAGTATCCTCATCATAGGACGGCAGAGAAGCCGTAAAAGTACGCTCTACAAGACCTACTACCTTATCCCCTGCGGCTCCTGTTGCAGAGGCTACAGGGAATTGAACAGCCGTTGTGGAGCCCGTTGCGGCCTTAGCAAAGACGAAAGTACCGCAAGCCACGGTTCCATCGCTCAAGTAATTATGCGGCGTGTATACCGCCTGATTGAAAGCGACCTGCTGACCGGGAATGCCAATCGCAGGATAGAGATTTACTGTTTTTTGCAACATCTAAAAACTCCTATTAGTTAACTTTTTCAAGAATGGAAGTGAGCGCGGTACGTTCGTCTTTCGGCGCCGAATCGCGTGCAGTGGCCTTAGTAGAACCTTGACGACCTGCGATGTAAGCGCGGTAAGCAATTCGAGCTTGAGAAGCGCTGACACCGCTAATGCCCAATTTCTTCAAAGCGGCCAAATAAACCTGACCTGCAGAATCGTAAGCACCTAAACGAATTGCACCGACAATCGGCTTGACTTCCTCAATTGCGGTCATTTCGTCGACAAGTGCGGATTTAAGGGCTTTGAGCGAATCAGACGCTTTCACCGTTTCTTCTACCTTTTCTTCGACGCCTTTCACTTCTTCGCCGTCATCTTCGGCCTCTTTGGCCGTGAACTTGTAGCCTTCCTTGAAAGCATTCTTGACAGCGTCCGGAGCGTCATCAAGGCCGCAGGATTTCAAAGCGTCTTCAACACCCTGCAAGTAACGCTCTTCACCTTCGCGCTCATGATCTCGATCAATGCGTTTCGGATCAGCTTTTTCACGTTTTTCGCCGTAAAGGACGCCAGCCTCAAATCCAGCCTTGAAAGTCGGATCTTTCATTTTTTCGTCAAGTTCAATATCGTCATCCTTTGTTTCGTTTTCAGCGGGCTTGGGTGCTTCATCGCCAGTAGCCTTTGAGTAAGCCAAGTCAGACAACGTATCCTTCATTTTCTTGAGATCGTCATCGCTCATCCCCTTGCTTTTCAGCTCGTCGAGAATTTTTGTAATGGCGGCCTCTTTGTCTTCATCAGAGGCGTCTACAACATTGCCGTTTTCATCAACCTTGTGCAGGTCGATAATTTTCTGGGCGAGATCAACTTCTTTCTGCTCGGTGCCAGCGTCTTTGTTTTCAATATCTGCCATATTGATTTCCTTACCTGTATCGCTAACCTTCACGGTCGGGCCAGCTCGCCCTTTCTCAACTAGCGCCAAATGGTTAGCTCTAATTTGACGCTGTACAAAATCGTAGTGTTCCCCATCTTCCGTATCCCCTGACTTAAACTCAGGAATATATGTGTACGCCAGGGACAGCTCCTTCATGCTTCCATCATTGATACGGTTAATCGCGTCCTGATCGAAAATATGAAGAGAGTTCATTAAAAACGGGGCCTCAAAAGCCCCGTCGGTTCCGGTAGTTCCTACCCGAGTTTGTTTGTCCTCAGGCTCGCCTGAATCATCGTGATGTTCTAGGTGAATCGGAATACCATTTACCGATTTGATTGTTTCTTCGCTTGCAAGTTCTTCCGGCGGTCTGTATGCGTGATAGATAGTTTCAGGATCCAGTCCTTGAGCCTGCCAGCCTGAAATTTCACGGCCTAAATAAGGTGCAACCTGCACGCGCGTTAACGGCGAACGTTCAACGTGTAGAAAGCCATTCGCGTCAACCGTTCTCATGCTGACCGAGTCGAACGCAATATAGCGATCTTCTTTATTCATTACCTAAACCTCAAAATATGAGCTGCCCTGTCGTCAAAATCCAATGACAAAAAGGACTATCGACTTAAACAAATAAAAAGCTAAGTAGCCTGCAAAAGTCCAGCGAATAACAAAGAACCACTTGGGGTAGGCTCTGACAAAATCCATGACGAATCTCCTCGTCTGTTTTGATAAAATTAACTTCATGGTCGATGTTTCCCTAAGCTAATCGACTACTAAAAACCCCGCGAGTTCGTACCTCACGGGGTTTTGTTTAAATTCTTGGTTTAGTCCTCAATGACAGGACGAAACGTACAGCGGCACCAATACAACTCACCCGGCATAACTTTTTTGTCTACCGCCTTGTCATAAAGTCCTTCCGCGAGATTGAATGTTTTCCCGTTCATCCCTATATGCGTCGGACGGCTTGAGTATTGACCGGGAACATGAATCCAAACGCCTCTCTTAATCCCGATTCCTTCACAATTCTTTTGAAGAATTTTTTGACTGATTTTTGACGTCTGATCTATCGCTACTCGCCTAGCACGTTTCTCGGTAAAGCCTTTCGTGGCTTCCAAGGTTTCAACGATGTGGGAGTACGTGTTCTTGCCTTCGTATGCGTCTAAAAACGCCGCCCGAATGTTCCCTATATCGCTGGAATTTATGCGCGTTATAAGACTTACCGTATCGGTTACAAGCTTCGGTAATTCATCTATAGCCTGAGGCGTTATGAAAAACGATTTACGACTATTGCGCATGGCCTGCCTGAGAACGGCCGCAGGAATTCCCGCGGCTGTCAACGAGGCCTTTTGGGAAACCGAAATATCAGCCGACAGGTTACGTACATACCAGTCTGCGATCTTCTGCGTTTCTTTGTCCGCTTCTCGTAACCATGACATCATGTTGCGAGCAATAAACTCATCAATATTCCGCTTGAACCGTTCAGGATCACGGAGCACAAGGCGATTGATTTTGCGCTTAATCTGCCTAAGCCTTTCACGGTCTATCGGGTCATCAGGCCTAAACGTTAATGACACGTCTTCGGCTAAGAGATTTTCCTGATCGATGTACAGCAAAATCTCATTGATAACACGACGCCTAAACGAGTTAACGAACGTCAAAAGTTTCTTCTCGAACTTCCGACTCATCGCAGGACTGGCGGCAATGCTGCGGGCCGTTTTCAATGAATTTCTCCCGATTTGTCCACGTCATCCAAATGAGGCTTGTTCTCTGGCGCCGGAGTTTCCCTCTTTGATAAAAACTCCTGCATAGGACCGTTAGTGGCCGTAGGATCATCAGTCATCAAATCACCCTCCATATCGTCAGGCAATTCATCGCCAATGAAATCTAACCCGGTAGCCGGATCACGTTTAACCGATTCACGAACCTCTTCGGCGCTGATAACGTTTCTGTCTTGAAGCACGGCCAGCATATCCACGCGGGTTTTTGCCGTCATTGCAATAGCTGCAGCGTCATCCTCACCCAGCTCATTAAACATGAAGGAAATTGAATCATCAATTTTGCCAAACTCGACAAGCTGAATGATTTTTAAACAGGTCTGAATCGCGTTCCTGTTTAATTCCTGCTTTGACTTGATATGGTCGTAATAATTACGGATATCGCTCTGACCTGTTGCGTTAAAGCCGCTCGGCGAAATACCCAAGAGTTTTACCGCAGGAGTTCGGTTAATGCTGGCTATGAATTCCAGCGACTGGCGGATAATGTCAGTCACGCCTGCAATGGTGGCGGTAATGTTTTGAACATCTTCGGTTGAATCGCAGGCAAACACAGAATCATTATCACGATACCTCTGTAGCAGCGACATTTTCCCGTCGAGCTGTTCGATACCTCCGGCATCTAAGACCTGAGCAAAATCCGTCTTGAAAACCAAGAGATTCAGCTTGTCTAAGATGTTTACACCTGCTTCCCGAGCCTTGTTCCAATGCAGAACGTAATCCCACAAAATTTGCGCTTGTGGAATTCCGAAGAAATTGTATGCAGCCTTCAGTAACTGCGGGGGCTCGTTATCAACCAGTCGCAGCAGCCGAGAGGCGTGGACTTTGCGTCCTAAAACGTACCAATGAGCGGGCCTCATGTAATCAGACTTCAACGGGTCGACAGAGTTGTACATGCCCGGCGATACGTTAATCGGGTCAACTAAAACAAATTTAACGTCGGAATCTTTCTTGATCTCAGCTGAAACGTCTGAAATATTCAACGGCAAATCCAGCTTCTCAGCTCCGGTATCGATAAAGATCAAGGCCCCGCCCATAAACCCAACTAGCGACTGAGCACGATTAAATAAAGACCGCAATCTGTACTTTGATTCCTGCAGGTCTTGTAGCTTGTCGATTGCTTCATTCTCAACGTCATCGCCGCCGGTTACCTGAATCCACTCTCTGGTCATGTCATCTGCGACGGTTTGAACGCAGGTGCGAATCATGCCATTTTGCGCGATTTGCTGAAGGACACCATAGCCTACGAAAGATGTTGTAGGAAACTGTCCCAGCGCCATAGCGTGACCCGTGAGCGTGCTCTGTAACGCCGCTAGGCTAGCCTCAAACGCTGAATCATGAGCCATTGAGACGGCCTTGCTATCTTCCTCGTCTAAACCTTGTAACCCAAGGGTAACAGGCAACGAGGAAAGCGCTTTGACTTCATCCTCCGTTAATGTCTTCCCTTTGGGAAAATACGGAGCACTGGCGGCCTGAGCATAATCCACCACCCCGGCCCGTTTCTGCAAACCTAACGGGCGGTGTTTATCGTTTGTTTTTTTCTTCATTGCGTTAATCGAAAAAAAATGCCGCCCACAGGCTATGTAGGCGGCCTACTCATCCAAGGAGATAAAACTACTCAAAACCTCGGAGGCCGCTTCAAAGCTTTCAGAACATCCTTTGAGAGGATGTATGTTGAGTTATTTCTAAAGTAATTTAGACATTGACTGAGGGAGTCGACACAATCGTCGTGAGCTCCGGCTGGAAAATTAAGTAATTCGGCCTCAAATGCACCCATCCATGGGGTTTTCTTCGGATCCGGCAAGTAAACATTGCCAGCCTCAAAAAACGGCGTAATCGCGCTCGCACGGGCCTCCTTAGATTCCTTCGGAGTAACCGGAACAATGCCGCTGACGGTCTTTTGAAGTTCAGAGATAATCGCTGAGCCGTTGGCTTTGTCCTCAACGAGTTTGCGTAACGCCTTGGGCCACTTTTGCGCAAGAATGAGGAACATCTCGCGAGTTTTAACGAAGTCCCATTGACCACGGACCTGATCAAGCAAATAGAAATCAGCGCCTTTCTTGCCCCAAACTTGTCCTACCACATAGTCGGAGTTCTTCGAATCCTTAAACGTCATGTCCCACGACGTTACGATCTGATCAAACTCAGGAGGCAGGCTTGATTCTGTCCAATATTTGAACCATTCGGATTTGAACATTCCTCCGCCTCTGGGGACGGGTCTCTGCTGCAGTTGTCCGGCCGAAGCGTACTCACCCATAGTACGTTTGAGCTCTTTAACCTGATTCTCGGGGAAACGCTCTGGGAAAAGCAACTCTCCCTGAGTTTTTCTAGGGTCCCGAAACCCTATAGAGGTAACACATGCTCGCTGGGGTTCGAACTCCATCGGAAGCATCAAATGCTCGTACCCTAAATCGCGCCCCAAAATAATCCCGGAAGTATCCCGCTCATGCAGTCGCTGCATAATGACTACGATAGCGGAGTTCTCATTGTTTACGCGACTGGGCACAGCCTCTAAAAACGTCGTTTCTGCATTTAATAGCGCGGCTGGTGAAAATGCGTCATCAACGCTTAACGGGTCATCGATGATAAGCCTATCGCCGCGAGAACCGGTAAGGGAAGTAAACGCCATGGATTCACGAAATCCGGTGTCAACGTTTTCAAATTTAGTTTTAGCATTTTGATCGCCTGTCAATATTACGGGCCAGCGTTCCTGAAACCATTCCGATTGAATCAATCGGCGACACTTTAGGTTATCTCGTATTGATAGCGCTTCCTTGTGAGCCGTCGTTAAATATCGAAGTTGCGGTACCCTTCTCGGCCCCCATTCCCATGCAGGGAAAAAAACTCCAGTCAGTAATGACTTCATCATTCCCGGCGGAACGTTAATCAGTAGCCTCTTAATTTCTCCGGTGTGTACAGCTTCTAAATGCTCGCACATTGCATCTAAAGCCCATCCCCATTTCAATGGTGTAGTGGGTTCTAAGACGCGCCAAGCCAATTTGCAAAATTCTGCCAAACTGCGCTTGGAGATTTCTTGATCAAACTCAATCAGTGTCGGAAGGCGTTGATTTTTTTTCATACAGTAACGCCCGTGCTTTTTTCAAATCGTCTAAAGAAACGTCATCAAGATCAGGATTATTGTCTATCTTTATAGACCCTCCCTCGGCTCCCGTTATTTCTTGTCTTACGGTCTCCCTCCAGCCGCAACGACTCTTCATGTAGAAAATCGTGGCAGCAGGATTGCCTTCGCGGACAAGTTGCATGAGCTTGCCGCCAACGAACGCATTAGCTTTTGCTCTACCTGTTTTTATCGCAAGCTCAAAAAGCTCGTTATCTTTTTTTCGTCTTTTTAAAGTCGCGTAACCAATGCCGAGAGCTAACGCGATTTCTTCTTCGTTATCGCATATCTGCGCATATTCTTCGACTTTCTTTAAATCGATTTCAATTTTCTTTCTTGGCATAAATCGTCGAACTCCTTGCCGGTAACAAAGTCAACAGCTTTTTGTCCGGTGTATTCCTGCCAACGCTTAACGATCAAATCCACATACGCAGGCTCGTATTCGACAATCGTACAAATACGATTCGTTTTTTCACACGCGATAAGTGTTGAGCCTGAGCCACCAAACATATCTAAGACGGTCTGATTCGCTTGAGAATACTTTTCTAAGATTTCAGCGAGTAAACCGACTGGTTTTGGAGTCGGATGGATTCGCTCTTTACCTTCTTCGGCGCGAATACCTTGACGCGCTAAGCCATTCCACATCCACTCAAACTTACGAACTGCAGTTTTAAAACTTGTCCAAGCCAATTCACAGTCGGCGAAATTACCTGTATTTTGTTTGTCCCATACGAGCCAACAAGGTGAAGAAGGTAATACCTCAGAGAAATAGTTACCGCCAAAAATAATTTGATTTTTGGTAATCCCTTTCGCTAATTCAATCGCCTTTAACGCGGTTTCCGTTGTTTCATCGTTTTTAACTGGTAAATACTTTCTAGTCTTAACGATGTTTCCCCCGCCAACTTCACCAAAATGAAGCGCACCTCCGCCTACGACATTCCCGCTTGAAGAAACAATGCTTATCCCATACGGAGGATCAGTAAGAAGTAAGTCAAACTCTTTTGTATCGATAGTGACGTTATCTTTGATCGTTGAATCGCCGCAGATTACAAGGTGGCGTCCACAACGCCAAGCGGAGCCTGCGAAAGAAATCGGCTCAATCGTTAGAGCTTCACTCAACTTGTCCTCGCTGATTTCGTCATCGTCAAAATCCTCTGCAAGAACAGGGGGTGTGATAATGCTTTGTAATTCTTCGTCCGAGAAACCTACAGTCTCTAAATCAATGCCTTGAAGGTGTAAATCGTCTAATTCGAGCTTGAGTATTTCTTCATCCCAGCCAGAATTTAACGCGATCTTATTGTCAGCGAGGATGTACGCTTTCTTTTGAGCTTCAGTAAGACCGCTTAGTTCGATAGTCGGAACTGTTTCAAGTCCGAGCTTTTTAGCGGCTAGCAGTCTTCCGTGTCCTGCGATAACGCCGTTTTCTCCGTCCGTAAGAATCGGATTGTTAAAGCCAAATTCTTTAATCGAACTTGCGATTTGCGTAACTTGTTCGTCCGAGTGCGTACGGGCGTTGTTCACGTACGGGATTAAATCTTCGGTACGCTTATAAGTAACTGTAAGCTGTTTTTGTTTCATTCGTAAAAGAAAACCGCCTAGCGTTTCCACTAGGCGGTAAACCTCAAATCCCAAGGAGAAAAGCAGTTTTTAGGAGGATGCTCAGCCTCCAAACAACCCAATGTCTAGAGTTGAATCTGGTTCGGTGCTTGAGCCCACCGAGAGGCTGGCGGTTGTCGATAACAATTGAGGTCAATGAAACCGCTGAGAATGTTGGCCGTCCGCCTGTTCTTTAATAATTCGATTTTGGAGTACGGAAGGACAATCGAAGATTTAGCGAACGGCCGAAAAACAAAAAGCCCCGAAATCGGAGCTCTTATGTAATCGATTGGCTTAGTCATCGCATCCTCTTTTCTTTGGATACACGGGCTCCTCCGCAAGGAACCCGTTCAGATTAAGCCTATCGGCGCCTGAGTATCACAGGCTTGAAATTGTCTTATTGACGATACCACACCTAGACACCCATTGCAATAAATGCTATTTCTTAGCCGGTGCTTGCACTTCCTTTAGTTCTCTACCAGGGAATTCTGTAACGGTTACTACCCCACGCCATAGCAGCGCAGAAGCCGCAACATCACTGAGAGTCATGTAAGCCTGAGTGCGTTCTTTAAAACTCAAATCTTTTAAGTTGTGCAAAGGAACGATTCTATCACCATCGCCCAAGAAGATGCTAGTAAAGTTGATCGGCAGATCTTTATTTGTATCGTTTTTAAAGTTTATTCTGACTTTTACATCTTTCGGACCATAAATAGTTGCAGATCTTGTCAACTCATCAAGCTTAGTTTTTAAATCCTTTCCAATGAAAACATTCATATTCTGGTTATTCTGGGACGACCCGACACATATCTCGTTGTCCGAACAGTCTTTTAACCCTATTCCACCCACCTTAAAAGGAATCTGAAACTGAGCAAATGTTGAGTAGCCCTTGCCTCTCTTACAACCTAAATATGTTGCTGAAGGAAATACATAATGGATCTTTTGCTTTGCTTCTAAGACGGAAGAGCTTTCCAGTTCACTTTTATATTCTTTGCACGCAGGTACTTCAATATCCAACTGAGCAGTCTTAATAACTGGGGCTCCAAAAACTTCTGAGTATGTGACTGGCATCGTGATTTCTGAGTCGCATCCAGCCAATAGAAGAGCAGTCAGTCCAACCAGGACAGAAAGGGATTTTTTATTCATTTTCGATCTCCTAGGGTTTGTATGTAATTTTTAAATTTTATCAGGGCAAGTTGAGAAATAATCCGGCGAATATCCCATCTTTACCTGAGACATTCGCACGGTTTTCCCTTATTGTTTTTCTGCTTTAGCCTTTGCCGCTTCATAAGCTCTGAGCCTAAGGGCAAAGAAAACCAAAGATTCCTTAATCCAACCTTCTAGTTTTATATCCTTCACTTTCCAGATTTTCCGTCCAGCTCTACGCAGAGCATAATTATTGGAGAACACATAAAGGAGGATGATGTTTTTCGCCGTCTTAACGGTTAGTCCTCCTTCGCCAATCGTCAAAAATTCGGCTCCGGGCACATCCAAGTATTGCCAAACCAAGTTGAGCAAGTCTGCGTCCCTTTGGTCAACATTCATCCCAAAATCATCAGATCGATCTTCCGGACCAGAATAATCCTCAGAAAAATCCGTCTTATTTCTCGTCAATGCGAGAGCTCTCTCTACTGCGTAGGCAATTGAGACGTTTTTAACAACACGGTCACGATATGCCCGGCGCCAGTTGTCCAAACGAGGTCTGAGATCATCAATGAGTTTTTGTTCTGTTTCTGTCATCCAAGAGTCCTCAAGTAACTAAACGTGCAGTAGAGATAAATAATTCCGATGGCCGATAACCCAAAGAAATCCAACTTTTTCCTGAGCTTGTCGCGGTGCTCCAAAAAATCCGCAATCTTCTTAGCGACCCAAAGAAGGGCGAAGATTGCCATCACAGAATTGAGCCACCAGAAAACAAATGCTTCAACGTTAAAATGCCTGAACATTCCAACCCCCTCCCTCTTTCTTCGGTTTCGGCGTAACGACAAACAGCGGAATCGGACACTCATCGGCACAGACTTTGCATTTCACTTTTGCATCATCGGCAAAGATCCTCAAGGAGCCCTTAACTTCATGAAGCTCTAGCGTTTTATCCGGACGCATGACCAAAAAATCAGGCGTGTAGGAACAACGATTTGAAGCAATCTTCCAAGTGAATCGCTCGAACCAATATTTGAGGATTAACCCAGCGTTTTTCTGTTGCTCAAGGTAATCTCGATAAGCGGCCTCAGTCCGATTCATTTCACCGACCTTGAGCCTGCCTTTTGCTTGTAAAAACCTTTTCATTTATCCCTCCTGATTGAGTTTGTGTTGTTTGGTTGAATTCTTTGATGCTGTTTCCAGAACATTAGAGTTCCGTTGAGCGATGATCTGCGCATGGGTGGGCCAACGTTCAAACTGAGAGAAAAACTCTCTCCTGCGTTGAATTTGATCGCCTCCTGCCTGCTTGAACGATGAGCACCGAGAAAACGAGATTGGATAGCACTCGATGCCAGCGCCTTTGTCCGGATGGTGGCAGTAGATGTTCATGTCCCCAAAGGACTGTTTTGGAGGCAGATGCTTCTTCCCGTCTGGCCCTATCCAGAAGGCCTGAGCATGAATGCAGTAGAGGCAGCACCCGCTCATTCAGACTTCCTCCGGAAAGCACAGACGAAACAGACTGCTACAACCATCGCCAAAAACGGCAAGCTGTAGTCAATATTCGATCCGTAGTAAGCGAACCATGCAAAGTCAAGGAGACTAAGAGCTCCTCCGGAACAACCAACGAGAGCAATAAAATTGGTCATATCAAAGTGCATTTCATTCCCTATCAAATAACAACCGACAAAACAACAGCAGCTCAGGTACAAACAAAAAAATGGGATGGTGTCCATGCTTTAACTCCTTTTCAACCGATCGGTTAATTTGGTTTCCTTACTGATCTGAAGCGCCGCCCTCACAAGTAGCCCAAACAGCACCAGATTTATGAACACCACCGGCGCCAAAATGATCATCAACAGCTGCCATGCTCTCTCTGACATAAAACCTCCTAAAAGTAGGGCTCAGGCGCCGACTCTGACTGTGTTAAATCCAGCCACGGCCTCACCGGAACACGCGTCCAAGACGTGCAGAAATTCAGACTGGCGTTATCTCTCCAGAGCTTGATGAACCCCTCCCACGCCCCGTTTCTCTGCTTGCACAAGTTCAGGACAAAATCAGGCTTGGTGTCATCGACATCCTTTCCCTCTGCCTTTTTCTGAATCTTGGAGATGTCACGAGCCAAGACGAAAACGTTGAATGCAATGTTGGTGATGTTGGAGCTCCCCTTGATTGATTCCTTAGTTGCAGAATCAAACACCGAATAGTTTTTTGAACCTCCGTCTCCACGCTTCCGACAATGTGCGACCACCACAATGTGGACATTGTTGACCTTTGCAAACTCGACCAGTTTTCCCATAACGTAGTCGGTTTCTTTTTTGTCCATATCGTCTCTAACACACATCATCAGAGAATCGACAAAGAGGATGTTCGACTTGTAATCGTGGACGGCGGACTCCAGCAGCCGCAGCAGTTCATTAGGCGTAACTTTCCGCTGCAGATCGCAAATTCGCATCCTTGAGGCAAAGTGTCGAAAGAACAGATCAACATCCGGCTCTTCAATCTTTCGCTTGTCCTGACCACAAACTGTCTGCATAAGCATGCGTTCAATCGTTCTCACAGGCGCCATCTCAAAAGACGCGATGTACAGAGAGGCCCCGCAGGAAATGAGGTGTAGTCCGATCTGCCCAAGCAAAAGAGATTTGCCGGAACCGTTTTCACCAGCCAATACCGTCAGTTCACCAGGGCGAAATTCAAAATCTATCGGACGCCCGACACAGCCTTCATTCGTTTGGGTGAACGGAAGGGTAAACTTGGAGACATGAGTCTTCTTCGCTTCCAAATAGTTCTGAAAATCGTTTTTGAACTCGAGAACATCTTTGTTGATGAAAAATTCAGGTGTCTTGCACGCCCTGCTCTCATAGTCTGCGAGCGATGTTTCTATCTCGGCTCCTCCTGTCGGATCGCCCCAATAGCCATCAAGATCAGGCGAAACGCTTGTATTTTTTTGATTCATAGTCAAACTTCCATGCAATCATCTGTTTGTTTTTGAACATCACCGAGACGACGACGGCGGCGGGTAGAGATTTGGGAATTTCAAGCATCCAGCGGCGAACGGTTTCTCTGAGCTCAGGCGTATCGTCCACATCGATAAAGTCGATCAGTACCGTCTTTCCTCGGAGAAATTCGGCCTTGATGTGATTGGGTTCATCGCAGAATGTGAACAGGATCGTCGGAACCTGTGGGCGTCTTCTAGGCAGTACCTCGATTTCGTCTTCATAAATCGCATCTGCTTGGTAGAGCTCTAGTTCGCTATCGGTTAGTCGAGGAAAGAAAACCAGCTGAGTAGTTGTAAACGCATCAGGATGCTCGTAGAACGTTCTGCCCTGATCATCTCGAACAACGGCGGCTGCGGCAAACATCATTTCTGCTCCTTATGGTTCGGGAGGTCCTTGATGTCGAATGCATTCATTCCGGCATGGAGTTTTTCTATGAACTTGTCCTTAGCACCGATCGAGTACGTAACCGGAGGAAGCTCCTTGTTGTATTCGGCAGCAGTGACCCACACCGCATTAGGATTCTTCCATTCGTCTTTAACAAAATCCGCTTTGAAACTTATCCACCCTGTGGCTAAAACCCGTTCGATAGCCTCGGTCATGGTCCATCCTGCCTTTTTGCATTCGGTCTGCATGAGCTTGAGGGCGTACTGGTTGAACGGCTTTTTTATCGCCTTACGGTGTGCAAGGAAATCATTCCAAAGTTCGCCGGAAACGTCATCGGGTTTTTGAAGCGCGGACGATTCATTTTTGACTTTTTGACTTTTCCGAACCTTTTCCGTTTTGGAAACAGTTGGCTCGGTGGCATTCTCTTCCTCTGCATTCAAAAGCGGAAGTTCTTCCTCTGTTGGATCGGTTTTTGAAAAAGATGCTTTTTCAGACACACGCCCCGCGAAACTGTTAGCCAGCTCCGGTTGTTTTTCTTCGGTTTCGGTCGTATATATTTCTCCTTCTCCTTCTCCTTTCTCCTGCTCCTGGATGCGGGATGGTTGCTCGTTGGCATGCGACATGGCATCCCTGATGGCTTGTAATAAGTCATTGGATGGCTTTCTTCATGCCATCGGAAAGCCCGTCAATAAAGGTTTTCAGCCCCGCCACGTGTTTATCTAAAAGATCGCATTCAGGCATTAAATCGATCAATTCCCGCCAAGATTTGAATGCATTTGGAGAAGATGGCGCGTTGTATCTCAGGAAGTTATTTATGACCATCAAACCTGCCTTCTCATCTGCATCAATCATCCCTTTTAGGATGGCTTCTCGTATGGCATGCGACATGGCATCGTTTGACCATCCCAATTCATCGGCAAGGTTTGACACTCGTGTTCGAATTGTTCCTATCTGAGTAGTATTCGGATGGGTTAAAAGCAGAATGAAAGCGAGTTTGCCGTTATCGGACAGCTCCCTGAATTTTCTGTCGTTCCATATCCGGACATCTATTTTTCTAAAGCGAGCCATATTGACTCCTATCGCGCGCATGCGAATAAAGACCCAAGCCGACCTTGAAAGAAAGTTCAAAACTCATAGCTTCGAACCTCTCACAACAAACCAGGCAAGGTCCGGCCTCAGGTCTTCACATCTGACCTGCCGATTAGTTACACATTCAATCAACAAACACTTGTCGGCGGGAACCCGCTGGATTCCTTTCTTCCATTGAGTGATAAGTACAGAAGGAACATTGATTTTTCGTGCAAGCGCTGCACCCGAACCTCTTCCTTCTTTCTTCAAAAATTCATTGAGCTTCATATTTGTGTTTCACTTATATTTTTAAATAAGTGTAACACTTATATTTTGAAATTGGCAATTTAATATTTCACTAATAGGAGAAGTTGTTATGCGAAGTGTTAATGACGTGAGAAGGGAGAATCTGGTTGTTCTAAGAGAGCGCTTCAAAACAATTGCAGGGTTAAATCTTGCCCTTGGCAGAAGCAAAACAGATTCGACTATTAGCCAGATTATTAATGGAGTGAAGGACACAAGGAGCGGGAATCCTAAAAACCTAGGAGATCGCCTTGCACGTGATATTGAAACAAAACTTTCCCTGGGGTATGGATGGATGGACGTTGATCATGCCAATGACGCATTCCCAGAACAGGACGATTTAATTTATCTGAGACGTGTGAATGTCCAGGCTTGTTGTGGGGAGCGTGGAATTCAGAACTATGAAGACGAATCATATGTAGATCTGATAGGCGTTTCCCCTGGTTGGTTTCACGACAACATTAGCCAAATAAGGCAAAACGGTTATGAAATTATTACCGCTTCAGGCGATTCGATGGAACCAACTTTGAGAAACGGAGATCTAATTGTTTTAGATAGATTAGACACCGAGATTACAAAAAGGGACGGAGTTTTCTGCGTTCTGATAGACAATGATCTGTATTTAAAACGAGTGCAAAAAGTTCCTGGATGCCTGATGTTCATTTCAGACAATAAGCTGTACCACCCATTTGAAATACCTCTTTCTGAAGTGAACTCACGTGTTGTTGTGATTGGAAGGATGGTTAATTCTTTGAATTTAAAGCGTTATGACTAATGATTTTCTTGGAGTGAATATGAAAAAACTGTTTTTATTTGCGATTGCCGTATCAATGCTTGCATTGGCTGGCTGTAAAACTGAAGTGTTTGCGCCTGTAAGTTACTCGGAAATTTTCGGCGATCCAAAAATTAAGATGGGAGGTTTGGCTGTTGAGGTTCCATCCTGTTCCGACTCTTCAAAAAAATTTGAAAGCAGCAGTGTGATCGAGGCAAAGCAGAAAGTGCCTTATGTATTCCCGAAAGCAGAATATGTCAGATGCGACCGGAAAGGGTTTGATTCGTTCGCGATCTTTTGGGTGCCTTTTCAAGTTGGCGGAACACGCCAAGACTGCAAAGATGATCAAGTTTGTGTCTATAAATCAAGGAATAACCAATTTGCGAATGCCGTAATTGGCACAGAAATTCTCAAGAAAGCCAAGGAACTAGGAAAAATTGACGGAGACGATCTTCGCTTTTATTTGGGTTTCAACAACGATTCTGGACGTGACCTAGATCTGTGGTTTTATTCTGCCTATGTAGATGGGAATCCAGGAGTATTCAAGGATTACATCATTAAGAAAGATGCCAAGGATGTTGAAATCAAACTTAGCAATGTCAGTTCCAGCACTTTGCTTACAGGATCTTACGTGAATATGTTTAGGGATTTCAATAGGCCAGAAACAAAGACAAAGTAAACATTCCGATACCTTCTAAAACCGTCCGACAGTGGGCGGTTTTTTGTTGCCTAAATAAAACACTAATAAAAACTTTATAAAATATGTGCGTTTCACACTTGACTATATATAAGTGTTGCACTAATATATCTACATCAATCAATCGTTCTTTAAAAGTCCTTCTGAAGATTGTCAGGAAGGAAGCGTTCCTAAACACCGAGTAAAGCGAAAGGTGCACGGGGCAACAGGCGGCAAGTGAATTGCGCCAAGCATGGGGATCGAAAGAAAACCAGCGGCAGAGAGAATGCTGAAAGTGTCAAACGTTAAAGTCGTGTAGCACCGGTAGGGGCCGTTCAGCGAAGACAGTTCACAAACACAAGCGCCTTCTTTGTCACTCACCAAAAGACGAATGATCTTTAACTCGGAGGGCGCTTCTGTTTTTTAACCCTGTGTTTTTTTGTTGGAGGAAAAACATGAGAGCTAAGTACATCGAAAAGTTTCCGGGGTTCTGCGAGGTTCAATATAAAGGAGAAAACCTTTGCCTTCTTTGCGGTTCACATTCTGATTATGGTTTCATGGATTTCGTTGCGATCAAAGACAAAAGACTTCAAAGCTATTTAATTTTTAATTTAAGTAGAGAAAGGTATCTCAGTCTCGGTGAAGCAAAGTTTGCACTGGAAGAGTTGTTAAGGCGATTTAAACGTCACGAAGGAGAAATTCTTCCAACCTTCGTTACTTTAGATTCTCGCTCGGTTTGTCACTATAAAAACGAGGAAATATGCGTTCTTCTTCGCACAGAAAGAAAAACGTGGATTTTTATGAATTTTCGTAGATGGAATAGCGAAGTCGCCAGTGTCCTCTATCTTTATCATCAATTAAAAGAAGAGTTTGACACTAAAGAAGAAGCCATGAAGGAATTAGAGGCCTGTTTAACTTCTTACGAATCGCATCCGTTCTAATCAATTTTTCGAGCTATTAGGAATTTTCTAATAGCTCATTCAAAAACCTCTTCCCTGTCAATTTTCTTGTGTCTGTTCAGTGAACGGCAGCGGAAGAGGTTTCTGAATGAATTGACCATCAAAGGAGACGAAGAATGGAAAATGACAAACGAAATAATCAGTGCTTTCTCTGGTGCAAGGGTCTAACTATTTCAATGAGTAAGAAAGAAATGGCTGGCCTATTGGAAACCTTGGTAGAGCGAAACTTGACCTTAATTGGTTTTACTGAGAAGAACGATAAGATGACAGCCGTGGATAGAGTCAAAAGAATCCAGGAGCTGTCATCTCAAGCCGTGGAAGCCAGCAATATTCTTGAGCAAATTACTTCTGAATCGGCTCAAGCGAGTTAGCCTCTATTTTGTCTCTGATAACTCTTAGATCATTTGTAAGGTTCCAAGCATCAACAGATCTTTCGCGGGGAGTCCTCTCCGACATAAGAACTTCTAAGAAAGTTTTTAGATATTCCGCATCAAGAGCTGCCGCTTGTCTACAAATATCATTTCTATGTTTAGCTAGGTCGTAATCCCACAACTGATTAAATTTGGCGTCATCCGGCCTCGACTGGCTAAGCTCCCAATCTCGGAATTTATTGAATTCCTTAAGACAAGGTAACTCAATCTGTCCTTGGTTGATAAAAGCGATAAGGACTGACAGCGCTTGATTTTTATCGAGTTGAGCTTCAGACATTTTTCCTCCAAAAAGATAGTTAAAAAGTCGCGAATTAATTATCTCGCAGAGGTGACGGCTCGGAAAGACGAGCACTAAATCAAAGCGTATCGAGCCGATGGGTGTTTTGGAGACGCGCTTCATTCGGGTCCTTCTCGGTGCGCTTTGATTTTGTCACGTGTAAAATGAAATCATCATGAAAGAGAGATTTAGAACCCTTTTGCCGTATGCGAATATCACCAAATCATGGTTAGCTAATTTGTCGGTTGCTTCTTTTGCTGTTGGCATATACGAACAAAATTTAGTTGGTCTAATTTGTGGCGCGATATTCATCGCATTAGCTTGGTTGCTCGTTTATTTTGAGGAGTTGGGAAGATGACCTACTGGCTGTTAACTGTTGGTTTTGCCTGCTTAGTCACCGCTGTTTTGGGACTGGCTTTTTATAAGGCCTCGAAAGAGTAGGCACCTATTAGAAATTTTCGAATAACTCAAAAGCTCGCTTCGGCGGGCTTTTTTATTGCCCTCAACTATTAAGGAAAACTTGATAGTTCAGACCATCTTCATAAGCTCCCCAGGCTTTTACCAATAACTGTTAGTTCCAGTTCAGCGCTTAAGGGAGCTTTTGAATGTGGTCTTTTTTACATGGTTTTATTGGAGAGAAAAATGATCTTATTACCGGACGAGCAAAAGCAGCTCTTTAATTGTGTCGTTGACGATCTTCTGAAAGAGCGCGGGTCGGCCCTTTACTTAACTGATGCTCTTGCTTATGCCGAGCGTGCTGTGGTTTCTGCCCTGCTCAATGGCAAATCCGAGATCACGCTTGATCTCGGTCACGTTGTCCAAACTGCAGAGGCCCAACGGGAAACTAAGGCGCTCTTCAAGGAATATGCAGCGGATTTCATCTGTGGTCTTGGGATAGAAGCGATTGATAAAGACATCTACCCCGACGTTAAAAATTAACTTTCTCTCTCCTGGCCCTCGTTAGCGCGGACTCCTTGATGCGCTTTCGGGGGCTTTTCTTTTGGAGGTTTGTTATGAAGAAGTTTCTGACAATGAAGAATTCTGACGATGACAACATCATCCTGTCTTGGATTGCTTATGTGCTGTTTGCCTCCTCGTTCGTCCTCCCGTTTTTCTTAGTGGTGTGGCTCAGATGAATTACACACCTCGAACGTGCCCCGGACCCGGAGATCTTTGGCAGCCGTCTTGGCAAGAAGAAAAACGCGAAGCAGAGTATGAGCGGCTCCTTGAAAGATTTTTTGAGGATTACATCCCGCGGTATTGCGACAAACGTATTAACGAACTTGCTGAAGCTGGTGAGGACGAAAGACATCCTGAAATTGAGCCTTTGTTTGACGAATTTTTGAAGGAAAACGAATGGCAGTAAAACTCACTAAGAGAGAGAAGACGCCTCTACTACCTCGAGCATCAACAAGAAATTAAAAAGAAGTGCAAAGAGTATTACTACGCGACAAAAGTAAAACCTAAAAGGCAGAGGTTGCCTCCACAACAGGGTCCCTTCTCTGCCTTATTTATTGGAGTAGAAAATGACTAACGAACAACGTGCCGCTTGGCTCGAGGGCCGGCGCCGGGGCATTGGTGGTTCCGACGTGGCAGCAGTCCTAAGTCTCAATCCCTGGAAAACACCGCTCGACGTATGGAACGATAAGCTCGGTCTTTCAGAAGATAAGGAAATGTCCGAACCGGCCTATTGGGGAACGGTACTGGAGGATACGGTAGCCCGTGAATTCCAACAACGAACTGGCATGAAGGTTCAAAAAGTCACTCACCAGTTCGTTGATCCAGAATGTGATTGGATGATTGCAAACATTGACCGAGCGATTATCAATCCTGAGATTGCCGGAAAAGTTCGGCCCCTTCTGAAGGTTGAAGAAATTGAGAAGTATGCCGACATCACAGGCGTCGAGCGCATTATTAACACGGATGTCGCTTTTGAGGCTAAGACGGCAAACGCTTTTACCGCCGATCTCTGGGGCCCTTCTCAGGAGCTGGAGATCAAACAGAACAACCTCAGAACCGAGCATGTGATCCCGCTTTACTACGAAACGCAGATTCAATGGTACTGCGGCATTCTGAAGCTCAAAGGAATGTATCTCGCGGTTCTAATCGGAGGATCTGATTTCCGGATGTACTGGGTAGATGCTCGTCCGGATGTATTCCAGGTCATCAAGGAAAAATGCTCTGCATTCTGGAACAACTATGTTCTAACTAAAACGCCTCCGGAACCGATAAACATTGAGGACGTTCTAAAGCTCTACGGGAGATCTAATGGTAAAGCTATCGAAGCTCAAGGTGATCTGGCTATTAACTACGGCGAATATGCTCGTCTTAATGGCGAAATTAAAGAGCTCAAGAAGCAACAAGACGCGGTTAAAGCCAAGATCGCCATCGACATGAAAGACAACGAAATTCTGACTTTGGACGGCAAGAAGGTTTTGACGTACAAGACCCAGACATCCAAGCGCTTCGACTCAGACTCCTTCAAGCAGGAACACCTGAATGATTACTTTGACTATCTGAAAGAGAGCACCACTCGCGTCATGCGTGTGTGCGTAACCTTTTAGGTTGATGGCTACACAAAATGAGCAGGGTTTCTACTGATAAAAAGAGCGGTTTTGTGTAATATTCGCTTCGAGCACTACAGTACGGTGCAACAAGAAAAGGCTTTCTCGGTTGAGCCAGATCAACCGAGCCAAATTCCCTCCAAGCCTGCACAAGCGGGCTTTATTTTTGTCCTTTTTGCCAAGTCAGCTTCAGGAGAGCTCATACAAGAAGTGGTATGTGCAAATTTTGCACATATGGCCTCTGACGGAAGAGAGACATCATCCGTCTGCCACCCGCACGGTGGCTTTCTTTTTGCCCTGAGCGTACCTCTGACTTATTTCCCGTAACTCTTAATCAACCCCAGCCCCTCCAGTTCGAGGGGCTTTTTCATAGGAATTAAATTATGTCCACATCCGACCAACTCGCCGCAGCAGTCGGCGCACCCTCTGCACCAGTAGCCAAACCAAAGACAAAAGCTCCGGCAATCGTCCAGCAGGTTCTGTCCGACCAGTTCAAAAAACAACTGGCTCTCGCTGTGCCAAAGCATTTAAGCCCGGACAGAATGGCAAGAATTGCCGCGACCGAACTGCGTAAAACTCCAGCCCTTCTCAATACCACTCCGGCCTCTTTCCTGGGCGCGGTCATGCAGTCCGCCCAGCTTGGCCTTGAACCCGGATCTGCGCTCGGTCAAGCATACCTTGTTCCGTATGGTAATCAGTGCCAGTTAATTCTTGGTTACCGCGGCATGATTGATTTGGCTCGTCGCTCCGGACAAGTTTTGTCTCTTTCTGCATTCGCAGTGCACGAAGGTGACGAGTTCAGCTATCAGCTTGGGTTACATCCGGACATTCATCACGTGCCGAGTTGTGAAGCCGATCGAGTTAAAAAACCGATCACCTTTGTCTATGCGGTCGCAAATCTGCGAGGTGGCGGATACCAGTTCGAGGTCATGTCCCGCGCTGAGGTTGAAGCGGTTAAGGCAAAGGCCAAGTCAAAGAACATCTGGAACTCGTATTTTGAACAGATGGCTCTGAAAACAGTGATCCGTCGTCTATTCAAGTACCTCCCTGTTTCTATCGAAGCGCTGCAGGTAGCAAATGTGGACGCCAAGAGAGAAGCCGGGGAAGAAGTTAAGCCGGAAGATGTCATTGACATCAACGCCGTCTCTGTCGATGACTTCAAAGACATTGAGGATGGCGAGGTTGCTCAGGAACAACCAACTACCGAGAAATCCTCGGATATTCAGCACTAACTAAAAAGCCCTGCGAATGCGGGGCTTCTCTTTTGAGGCCAATATGCAGTTCGAATTCATCGATTACAGCGGCTGCTTTCCAAACCTGTGTGCGGGGAAGCTGACATTTAAGGCAGACGGCAAACAATATGCGGGCTATGTAGACATAGTCTCTGGCGGAGATGTTTGGTTTGATGATCGCTGGAGTGAGCATGTTGAAGAGGGGCCATGGACGGATGTCTCGGGGCCTCTATTAAAAAAGAATCCAGAGCTACTGGAGCACAAAACCGAGCTCCTAAAAATGATTAACGAGAATGTACCTCTCGGCTGCTGTGGCGGCTGTGTGTAGGAGGAAAAAGATGTGGAAGATTAAAGATCCGGAATTAAAGCGCAAGATGAACCAGTTCATCTCAGATGAAGGCATTGACGAGGTATGCAGAAATGAGATGTCGGATTCTTCTACCTACATATTTTTTTCATTTGAAGATGATGCTATTAACTTTCGCATAGACAAAAGTTATTTTGAAGAATTTCCCAGAAACATGCTGGACGTTTGGCAACCTTTCCCAGAGGAGAGACCTCTAGAAAACGGAAACTACTTAGTAACGCGGCTAATGAAAACAGACACGGGCGTGACGGTTAGATTTCTTGATTTTGGGAGATTTGAATTCGGCAAATGGGCTTTTAAGAACGATGTTATTGCTTTTTGTAAATTGCCTGAGCCTTACTTTCCGATGGAGAAAAAAGCATGAAGTACCAATATCGATTCAAAGATAAATCGCTTGAACAAGCGTTAAATGTTATTTACGGAGAGGAATACGTAGAAGATCAAGTAAACAGGCAAATGACGAATACAACGTCATACATTTGTTTCGATTTAGATCATAGTTCTACTACGATTTCTAAAGGAGAAATCGCTGAAATTAAAGAATACGACTCAGACGACTGGAACCCTTTCCCGGAGGTTAATCCTCCGGAGTGCGGAGAGTACCTCGTGACATTTGAAGATGAGGATGCGGATTACGTGCAACAGAACTATTTCAACAATCTAGGAAAATGGGAAACCGCACATTCTGATGTGATTGCTTTTAGGGCCCTCCCCGCCCCATATCAACCGGAGGCCAGAAAATGAAACTTGAACTTGAAAACACTGACAATCCTCGAAATCACCAGTTTGATGAACTGGATCAAATAATCGTTCTTTTAAACGATCCCGAAACTGGTGAGCAGTTCTGTCAACTACCTCGGCCTCAAGGCCGGGCTTGAAAAAGCCTCTAGTTGACTAGCCTCAGGCCGTCGTTTGGCGGACTACGTTGGCCGGGAATCTATAGGCACCGCGGGATGCAGATCCTAGTCCCGTGCTCTGCGGCCGATGGTTAAAAGCTCTGAGAGGTAGGAGCGGTGCTGTCGGCTTGAAACCCCTTCCAACATTGGCGAAGGATCACAACCGGTCGAAAGACCGAG